AGACCCTCACGTACAGGTGTTTCACCTGTTTCAATAAGGTTATCATATACTTGGAAGAAATTCTCATCAACGATTGCGATAGGAATTGCATTAAGTGCGGTCTTTTCGCCATCAGTAAGAGGAGTGTAAGCTGTATCACCATGTTCATAGTCAAACAGCTGTGCAAGTCTTGTATCATCAAGGTTTCCAAATCCATCAATGAGAACCCTGTGACCCATGAATGTTACCTTATCCATATTGAAAGCACTTGCAAGAACTTCAACATCCATGATAGCATCAAACTTACTATCAATGAGGATATACTGATTATCTTTTAAGGTGTTATTGTATACACCGATAGGATTGTACTTGTTTGAAAGGAATGTAATGTCATTACTTGCCTGTTTAACAACGCTAACGATTGTCTTTGCATTAGCGGCTGTAGCTGACGCACCTGTGATAGGATACATTCTACCATTAATGATATTCCTTGCAACCATGTACTTCATTGTCTGATACTCATCATAGTTAGCAGCTGTGTACATAGCTGTAATAACTTTGCTTATCAAACTTGTAAGTCCATCCTGTGAAAGGAAAGCTGTACGGAGTTCTTCCCTTGAAGTAGTAGCCTTGTAGAACTTCTGATAGTTCATTACATAGAAAGCTGTCTTAACGTCGGGTAACTCTCTCCTAAACTCTGTACTGTAAGCGTTTTCGGGGTCATAGGTATGAGGCTTTGCAAGGTCAACAAAAATGTCCTCAATCTTTTCACCAAGTTCAGCGATACCTTTCTTGAACTTTTCCCAAGAATTCTCATACAGTTTGTTTGTGATGATAACCTTGTAGATACGTGTAGCAAGGGTATTCATAAACTCATTGTATAACTGAGGGTCATCACAGATAATAGCACCAATTTTTCTAATGCTATCGCTGTCTGCTGTTACAAGCGGTACTCTGTCTTGATACTGTACGCTTGCTGAATTTCTGATTGCGTTCATTACATCAACACTTGAATTGCTGAATGTAGCACTAATAGGTCTTTTAGCCATGTTCTTAATCTCCTTTTCATTAATTTACCCTTATGCTTTGGGTGTGAATAAATCATTGATTGTTATATTCTCACTCCTGTCGGCTTCAAGAGATTTCTTTACTTCGGGAATATCTTCAACTTTTCCGTTAAATCTATCCATGTACTTCTTACGCCACATAGCGTCATTGTCATTGTACTTCTGTTCCCATTCAGCATTTTTACTTTCAGCTTCTGTAAGCTTTGCACTAATCTCATCAAAATTATTTGCCGATAATGAAGAAAAAGTGTCGGTAAAATCTTCCATCAAACTGATTTCATCATCTGTGGGATTATCAGAAAACAATTTCTTGATTCTCTCTGTAAGATCTTCTTTCTTAACTATTGCCATAATTTTTATCCTTTCTTAATTAGATGGTCACCATTCCTCTGCTTCTTGAAGAATGTCGTTTCTTATCCATCCGCCCGCTACACCAATTGTTCTTGTAATGTTAGTATACTTTCCTTTGAATGTTTTGTAAACGTAATATGTATTTGCTTTGTATAATGTGCCTTTAGCTATGCTGTTTTCTTTTGCGTCATCCGCTGTTCTATATACATACACATCTTTTGCAAGAGTGATTGTATCATAATCAGATTTATCATCTATATCGGGGTCAACCCATTTATAAGGAAAAGCAAAGTCTACCCATTTATCCATACGCTTTGCAATATCTTCAACTATGACACCTGTCTTTGTTGACAGACAATGAACAACCATTGTTTCGCTTGCACAAATGCCAACATGATTGTGCTTTTCACCATTCCAATAGAAAGCTAAAGCACCTTTGCAAGGCTTACTTATCTTCTTGCAGTGTTCATAAAGACCCTGTGCGGTTGTATCATAAGTATCGGGTATAACATCAAGTAAGCGTAAAATCTCAATGATAAAACCGCTACAATCCTGTAGATGGATTTCATCACATTTGATACAATAGTTCTGATTGATAAACGCTATCATATCTTCTGTAGCTTCTTTTCCCTGTCCTTTGCTATTGGCATATTTACGGATAACATCACCAAGCGTTTCACCATTGCCACCCCATAAGTAGGGATTGCCTATAAGGTCAAATGCTTTCTGTACAAACTTCTCACTACTTACTTTCATTCTTGAACTCCTTTCCCTCTAATTTATCACACAGCTTTTGCAACGCCAATGTGTTATTGTTCAATGCGTCTTTGAGTGAATTTGTTTCATCCCTGTGTAGTGCATTGAGTTCCGTGATTTCTTTGGTGTGCTGTTCATTCATCTTCGTTAAATCCTCTCTGTGTTCTGAATTAAGAGAAGCTATCATGTTGGTATATTTGTCAATGGAATACTTGACATACCATCCCAAGAATATACAACACACTATTGGAAAGCCTAATGTTGTTATCATCTGTACAACATCATTCATGTAGTTTGTACCCCCTTTCTAAAGTTTGGGTCTATTACCCCTCTATTATAGTAACATAAAACTTGACTTTTGTCAACAGAAATGTTATAATAAGGTAGAATATAAGGAGATTATAAACTATGGGATATTATAATGGAACTAAATTATTGTCATTGATGGATATTGATGGTAACAAACCAGAGATATACATATGTACCACCAATAGAACAGGTGGTAAGACAACTTATTTCGGAAGAATGTTGGTAAACAGATTTATCAATAAGGGTATCAAGTTTGGTCTTGTGTACAGGTATTCTTATGAATTGGCTGATTGCCATGATAAGTTCTTTAAGGATATTAACACTTTGTTCTTTCCGAACTATACAATGCAAGCAAAAATGATGGGTAAAGGTTTATTTGCATATCTGTTCTTGAATGGTGAACATTGTGGTTACGCATTTTCACTTAACAATGCGGAAAAGATAAAGAAAATGTCCCACCTGTTTTCTGATTGCGGTTCGTTGCTCATTGATGAGTTCCAATCTGAAACAAATCAGTATTGTGCGGATGAGATAAAGAAGTTTCTTTCATTGCATACATCTGTTGCAAGAGGGCAAGGTGAACAGCGTAGGTATGTACCTGTATATCTTATCGGTAATCCTGTTACAATCCTTAATCCCTATTATGTATCAATGAAGATTTCAGATAGAATAAGAAGTGATACAAAGTTTATGAGGGGCAAAGGATGGGTTCTTGAACAGGGATATAATGAAACAGCTTCGCTTGCCATGAAAGAAAGTGGTGTTATGAAAGCATTTGCACAGGATGATTATGTAGCTTATTCAAGTGAGGGCATATATCTGAATGACAACTATGCTTTTGTAGATAAACCAAGCGGAAGTTCAAGGTATAAGTGTACAATCAAGTGTGATGGTAAGCACTATGGAATACGTGAATATGCTGATGAGGGTATCCTGTACTGTGATAACTCTGCTGACTTGACATTCCCTATCAAGATTGCTGTTACAACTGATGACCACAATATCAATTATGTTATGTTAAAGAACAATGATTTCTTTATCAATCTTATGCGGTTCTATTTTACCAAAGGTTGTTTCAGATTTAAGAACCTTGAGTGCAAATCTGCTGTACTCAAAATGTTATCATTTTAGTTATCCACATTGCATATTGCTTTCGCTGTATGACAGGTTGCGCACTTGGAAATGATAGTGCTGTCTACATATCGGTAATGCAAACCGCTTGAGTAATTGTAATGTTCAAGGATAAATTAGAGGATGGGTTTATTCCCATCCTCTTTCTTTTTATCTTCTCTTTGTGTGGGCCATAAATGATACTCTGTGTTCATGCTTTAGTTTTATCTTTGTTAAGGTATCTTCCATGTATAAACCATAGGTTCTTGCAAGTACATACTGTCCATAGGATAAACCTCTCATCCTTGCCTTTTCATTAATGATAGGTAATGTTTCATCCTTTGTGAATACATTTATTTTGGTTCTGTGTTCATCAATTGTATTGCGTACTTTCCATCTCTCTGCTAACTGTTCATAGGTTGTCATAATCTATCTCCTTTAATAAGAATTTAAATAAGTCCTTTAATTGGTTTGTACCCTCTGCTACTAAATCTTTTGCACATATTCCATGCTGATACATGAACTCACATCCCATACAATCTGCTTTCTTCATGCAAGCATTTTCTATTTCTTCTTTAGTAAGTTCAAAGAGATATTGTTTCATGCTGTAATGTAACCACCTTTCACTCTTGTAACATCTAAACTACATGGTGTATAAATCATTTCCGTGTTGTGTCTTTTGTTATTGAATACTGTTATGCTGTCAAATGACTTACGGAGTACAGTATGTAATTCGCCTTTCTGTACATACATATCACCAACAACTAATGAACCAATGTTACATATCTCAAAACTTTCTACTGTACAATTCATTTTGTTTACCTCATTTCAAATGTAGTTTTACACAATAGCACTCCACCATCTATATTCTTTGGTAGTAGTTTACTTGGAACTTTTAAACCGATTTTAAAGTCTTTCAATGTACGCTTTTCCTTTATGAAGATTTGTTCCTCATCTGTTACTTTCTTTAAGTTCTCATCCTCTCCAAGAGATTTATTCAATAGCTGTTTACATCTTTCACTCATACCCGCACATTTGATATTGTTATATGGTTTACAGGGTTCTCCATCCTGTACAACAATATGTTCGATATATGTTTTCTGTCTAACAAATATTGCTTTATCCCAACAGCTTTCATGCTTCCAATGACAGAACTCTGTAGCGTGTAATGGTGCGTCAACTATCTGCTCTATAGGTATATCACAATGTATACTGTCTGTGTCTGCGTAGATGAAACCATGTCCGTTTGGATGGTAGTTCTTCTGTGCTGTGCGGATGGTAAAGTTTCTTGCATATGATGTGATTGCACTTCCACATGGTATATAGCCACACTTCTTATTGTACTGTTCTATGGTCTTATATCCAAGTGAATTATCATCACGTATGTAGGCTACTTTGAATGAACTACAATCATTAGCACCCATTTTACCATACAGATTGTTCAAGAAAAGTTTGGCTAACTCACGTATAGCACCTTTGCTGTTCATCTTGATGTGCTTGTACTTGTCTATGTATTCATCAAATATGCCTATGTCTGTCCAAAACCAACAGCCATCTATGACTTCAAAATCTTGTACGTTATAATGTTCAAGGAATAATATGTAGTCTGTCTGTGTAAGATATAAGTCTACTCTTGTGCTGTATTCTTTACCGAACAGGATATACCTGTTGTGCATTTTTCCGTCTTTACCTTTGATGTCACTTGTCTTTAACCATTCATTACCTTTGTATACCAATGAACCTTTTATCTGTACTGTTGGTAGATAGCCATCTTTTATTTCAAATCTTGTACGGATATGAACAAAGAAGTATTTGTTTGTTGCTTGTGCTTCTTTTGGTATATCTCCTATCCAAAATGTAGGCTTACCAATAGGGTATCTGTTACTGCTCATGCTGTGCATCATACTTGGGTACAGGCTGTTTACATCAAGTGTAATTCCATTGGTGATAATCTGATTGGCTTTGGTTTCATCAAGGAAACACCAACCACCTCTGTAAGATTTTCGTATGTACCTATCTGCATTTGCGTAACCCTCTATGGGGCAAGGAACTTCTGTTAAATCAGGAAAGAATGTTTCAAAATCATCTTTACCATACATTGACTTAAACTCTGATAAACAACATGAACCGATTGTAAGTTTAAGATGTTTCTGTTCTTCCATTATCTCTATTGCTTCTTTGAGTACAAGAACATCATTCTCAATGTATTTTCTTTCTTCAGATGTGATAGTGCAACCGCTGTACCTCATACCCTCATATTCCATTTCAAGCTTTTGGTGTTTGGTCTTGAATGACTTACATATCTTTTCAAGTTTGAATGGAAGTAGCTTTAAGCTGTCACGTATCTCAATAAAGTTATGTTCTGTGTGTATGCGGATGGTGTACCATTGACCCATGTTACTGATGGTGTATTGAAATGTTTTCTTTGGCATTTTATACTTATCATTCCATTCACCATCTGTGTCACTTATCTCTGTGTAGTCTGCTTTGTAATCTGTTTTGGTCATTAAATAGTGCAACCAAAATGAACCATCAAATTTCAAGTTGTGGTAATACACTATTAAGTTTTCTTTGAAAGCGGATAGATAAGTAAAGGTTGTTGCTATGTCTGAAAATATTAATACCTTTTCAGTGTGCAATTCAACAACAGCACTTGCCCATACCTCTGTACTTGTCTGTCCGTCATATACTGTTGTTTCAAAGTCTGCGCAAAATGTTCTCATAGGTATCTATCCATATCACTCATACTTTCTCTTGTTACATAATCTCTTAATATTTCCCTTGACATATCATCTAATTCCAAACGCTCACACATCTCACTTACTATAGCTTGTATTGCGTCATACTTAAGTGATGGTGAGGATAACATTTGTAATAGTGATGGTCTGTCCCATGTTACTGATGTAAATGCGTCTGCTACAGCCTTTGTACCCTTTTCGGCTATCATCCTGTCAATGACTTTGTTCAAGGATTCAGCTACTATGTGATGGAATGAATTGCCTAACTCACGAAGAGATTCTATTGCAATTTCTGATAGGTCAATTGGTTCATCATCTAATTTTGTAACCCTGTCAACGATTTCACCTGTGGCTGTGTTTACCCATAGAATTTCTTTACCATTATCAATGGTCATTATTTCGGGTTCTGCTTCGGTTTCTTCCTGTGGTTCTTCATAGGGTTCTTCGTTGAACTGTTCTTCTTCGATATATCCCTCAAATGTTTCTCTTTCTTCTTCGCTTATGTCTGTGTAAAAATCATAATCGGATTGGGTTTCTATCTGTGGAATATATTCATCTTCCTGTTCCTGTATGGGTTCTCTGAATAAGGCTTCTTCCTGTGGTGTTATTGCTGTTTCGATTAGTTCGGGTGTAATTGGTGTAGGTGATGGAATGTAAGTTATTGTTTCGGGTTGATAGTTAAATGGTGTAGTGCTTAATGGTGTACCCTTTTTGGGTGACATACCAACAAAGGTTGCTTCGGTCTTTAAGTTGGATGGTTTAATATTCTGTAGTTCTGTAAGTTTCTTTTTGGTAATTCTGTTTGGTAAGTCTTTGGTGTATTTCTTGGCTAACTCTGAAACGTCATATCCTTGTGTACGTAGTTTTGATAAGGCTTTTCGTATACGCTTAATCTGTTTTTGGTATTCTTTCTGATTATCTGTTAAGCGTTTAGCCATGATGTTTTGTACCCCCTATTCATAGAATTGGTGGTTGCGTGATTTATAAACATCTTTGGTAGATGAATAGATGATAATATCATTTTCGATTTTCATCCTATTCATGCTACCTGTTTTGGGTTTATAGAATGGGCAAGCACCTTTTTTACAAAGTTTGATATTAAGCGCTGTACAGGATGTATCCCTGTATGCGAAACAATTGGTGTAATCCATGTGGTACTCCTTTCTACATTAGTGAGGGAATATCTTTTCACCCTCATTTAGTTTACTCATTTTCTTGTCAACTACGTTTATGTAGTAGAGATAACCCCATGCAATTGATATGTCTTTTTGTTCTGCTTCTGTAAGTCTGCTGTCGTGCTGTAGTTTCTGTAAGGTGGATATTACATCATCCATCACTTTGAAGTGTGATTGTACATCTTCTTTCATTGCTTTCTTGTTTTGGTCTGCTGTCATTTTAATAATCACACTCCTTAAGTTTAAGTTGTGTTATATACTCATTAATACTGTCTATACAATATTCACAAACATCATCTTTGTCATAAATCGGTGATGGGTCTGAGTCTTTATAACACGTTAATTTAAACTTGTTCTCATTTTTAGTATTAATTCTTCTACCACATACATCACAGTATATTACTACCATTAATATACCCCCCTTTCATCTCTTTGAAATACCCACCTAAATGAAAGTGTTTCGCACTCTCCTATGGTTGTCATTAAGTGATGCGTCGGTTCTGTTCTATTCATTGTATCATGTGCTATAATCTCTCCGTTATCATCTCTCAAAGTAATGTCTAAATGTATTTCAGCTTTCATGTTTTAATCTCCTATTCTGTGTACTTCATTCCATCTGCTATGCTGTCGGTATCATCATAAAACACTTTCATGTATCTTGTACCGTATACCCTGTTAAGTAATTCTTTCATAAATAAGTTCTTGTTGTCTTTACCAATTGCATTATCAAATCTTGCCATTGCTTTACAGGCTTTCTTATACAAGTGTCTTATCCGCCATTGCTGTAGTTTATCTTTCATTGTTGTACTCCTGTCTATGTTTCACATGAAACATTTTGTCTATAAAAGACCCACAGCACATTGGCTGTAGGTCTTAATGTATAGGTGGTTGCTATTGATTAGATTACTGTAGCTGTTAAGAAGAACTTACCACTGTAATTCTTTGAAGGTTTCTTGAATACCTTAATTTTAAGGTCTGCTCTTTCTTCGTCTGAAAGGTCTGTAAGTTCATCCATAATATCGGATATGCTATCACGTAAGCTGATACTTGATGTGCTGTACTTTGTACCATTCTTATCAAGGATAACGATGGTGCTATAGTCCTTATCATCCTTTGCTCTCTCATTGTGTACCTGTACTTCTACAATAACATCGGGGTCAAGGATAATTCCTTCTGTGTCATTGGTTACTGTGTCAAGACCGATACAGTCATTGAAGTCCTTAAGGGTTATACGCTCTTTAGCCGTGAGTTCTCTTGATGATGATACAATCTTTGTGTTGTAGTCTGTTCTCATGCCTTGTTACCTCTCTTTGCTGTTTTCTTTGTTTCTGTAGCCTGTTCCTTTTTCTGCTCATCCTGTGCGTCTGCTTCGGGTGTTTCCTGTGCGGTTTCATCCTGTGCTAATGCCTTACGTGTTTCGGGGTCAAGTTCCTTTGCCTGTGCAAGGAAGTCGGTTTCTAACATTCCGTACAGCTTTTCAACCTTTTCGGATGTGAGAACCTGTAATACCTTAATATCAGCGGTTTCGGTCTGCTTCTTAACAGCCTTTAACAGCTTATCGGTATCATCAAATTCACCCGATACTGTAACATTGATTGTTGTAATTTCTGAAGCGGAGATTGTTACTATCTGTGCTTCTACCTTTGTTGCTGTGATGGTTCTTGTTACCATTTTTGCCCTTGCCATAATTTTTTTCTCCTTTGTGTAAGATGATTTTGTGTGTTTCACGTGAAACATTGGTGAAGTAGTATATGATTGGTTTTGACCCTCAAGTGGGTGGCTATGTACTTACCTATGATGTTTCATGTGAATACCCTTAATAGGGAGAGGGTGAAGAGGAGTTGCACCTCTCTATAGGCTATGCCTACACCCTGTTATGAAGTTCTCAAAGGGGTTCTCTCTTGAACTGATTATAGTATATCATATGGGTAAGGATATTAATATAACCAATTCATGTTTATTTTATAAGACCACTTTGGAGATGGTAATTATTACGTAAATGTTACATTTCATAAGACCACTGTAGAATGGATTTTAGTTAGACGGGGCTAACTCCCCCAAGTCTGTGGTGGCGGTATGCGTACATATAGACACGAAGTTGCTTGGCAAATGATGAGGAATAACAGGATGGGATGTAGATATGAGTAAAATCCTGTATGAGTTCGGATATATCTTTTTGATATGGTGAGGGGTTTACAGGCTTATTGCTTAACACTTCCATAAAGTCATAGGCAGAACAATGACAGCGTACAAGCCTGTACAGGTTCTTGTAAAGTTCTTTTGCTGTGGG